ACTCAACCTTTGGGTCAGTGCTTCTTGACCTTCAACGAGAACTAAATATAGTTAATTCAGAAGAACAATAGTCACAACAATAAGAAGCCCCCGTTTCGGCGGGGGTTTTTTATTTGTCTTCTTTTTGCTTGGGCACATCATCAGTATCATAGAATGGTTTAAAGCCACCAATCTTTTGAATCAAACGTCGTACAATTCTATTGTTTCGCATACGAACAGCGTCTTCAGTACCAAGGTCTAACTCTTTACCGATTGCATCGTAGTCCATTGACTCAGCGTAGCGCAGGAAAAGCACTTGCTTATCTTCTTTAGCCAACTTGTTAAAGGCTAGGTTAATCTCAATCATCATCGCTTGCAGGTTGCCACCTTCAGAGGGCGCAGAGGCACCACTAATCCTGCCGAGTTCTAACTTATGACTTAGATTCTTTTCACCTCTTAAGACAGAAGGAAGCAACGCTTCAACCAAGTCTGATTCATAATAAAACAAATCACTTGACTCATAGCCTGATGAGTTAGCCTTCCACTCTTGGCAATAGTCGAGTGCTTGGTTACGCAGACTGCGATAGATAAGGTTCTTCGCACTACGCGTACCCATCTCTTCCCAGTTGGTAAGTTTATTGGGGTGCGCTGCAAACCATTCATACAAAGTCTGGCGGATGTCTTCAATGTCCACCATATTAAAACGCTTTTTATATTCTTTGGCAACAGTATCAACTACATACTGCCAAGGCTCGATTCTATTCCACTCCAGCATCATTTTTATATTTCCTCGTCGCAGTCATCAAGTCATCTACAGTAATGAGGAAGCCTTTGCTTTGGTTCGGCGGAATGAAACAACTAATATCTCTGCCAAATTCTTTTACCGCATAGCGGAGAACATCAATCGGTACTATCAACGTGGACTCTTGCAACACGAACGCCCAGTAACCAGCCTCAGTTACACCTAGTCCAGAGGGTGCCCAGTCACCAGCCTTTTGGAAGAAACATTCAGTCTCTATGTAAAGGTTGTTGGTCTTAAACCATTTGCGGTCACGCTTGACTTCAACAGTAAGGTTGCCAGTAAGCAAGTCGTCTACAAGTTGCTCACCTTTACGCCCGAACCCAAAGTCTAAATCGAAACTAGATTTATTTGCCACTGTCCCATTTACCCCTTAAGACTAGAAGAGCAATGATACCATAGTTTGCTAGGTCTTTGAATGAATCTTCTAGGGGTTCGTGTTGTGCTGTGGTGCCATTGTCAATCAGGTTGTTAATCCGTGCAGTCTTGTCGTGCATACGTACACGCAGCCCGTTAAGTGCCCCGCCAGGGCTGTCGCTAATGTTCTTTGGGCCGTAGTCGTGGTGCTTGCTTATCAGCAGGTCACCGAGTTCTTTCATTGTTTCCCAGACTGCTTGTTCAAAAGGGGTATCGCCAACAAAACGTTCAACACTTGACCTTCTGTTGTATAACTCTTCACGTTCAGCCCTTGGTCTACCAGATGGGTTATAATCTGCCATATCTCTTCACGCTCCACTCTCTCCATCGGTATCTTCCTCTTCCATAAATTTCTTAAAGTTTTCATCAAAGTTCTGTAACTCTAACTTAATCACCATATCTTCAATCAATTTTTCTAACGGGTCATACCCATTCTCAGCAGCGAACAGCGTCACATATGTTGATTGAGTTATAACTTTTATCTTATCTGGTTCTTCAGAGTGTGCAAATATGTACCTGAGTAACGAGCCGAGCAGTAACTTAATCCCATTTGGTAGCACCAAGTAAGGGTCAAACTCATCATCGTCTTCTAATACGTGGTCAATTAATTCAAATGAATCCTCAAATTGCTCATCGCATTCATTGCAATAATTATGAGGCGGTTCATCTTCAAAGTTCACTTAGACCCACCTTCTGGTGGAAGTATTGAGAACCTTCCTGCACATAGATAGAATTCACATCTGTGCCGTCAGGTAGTTGAATGATTGTAACTGGTAATTCTCTGGCTAAACTGCGAGCAAATTCCATTCCTGGTTGGTCGCCATCAGCAAATATAAATACTCTTTCAAAGTCTGCGAGTAATCGTGTGTAATGCTTCTTCCAACTGTTCGCACCTGGCACACCCACACAAGGGATTCCCACTATGCCAGATAAAGTAAGTGTGTCAATCTCTCCTTCGCATATACCAATGTAATCACCTGCACGTTCGACATCAAGCACGTTATACATTTTGGTTTCTGCTCCAGTTAATCCCATATACTTGGGCTCAACTGCAGGATTTAATGCACGAAATCTTAAATCAACAACGCCAGTCTTAGTAATGTAAGGGATAGATAACCTGCCCAGCATCGCTTCGTGTCCTGATTCAGGCTCCACGACTACGCCGAATTGAGCCAGACGTGCTACCTCCAGAGGTATTCCCCGACTTGCGAGGTAGTCTTGAGCCAGAGAGATGTTTACCGCGTACCTGTGGGTCGCCTTCTCCAGTAATTGTTTCTGCGAAATGCTTTGCTTCATTGAATCTTAATCCTTCCTTGTGACATATGATTTGGATACTGTTACCTTGCATTCCACAAGCGAAACAAATGAAGATATTCTTGTCGAGATTTGCACTTGCCGACTGGTGCGTGTCAGAGTGGAATGGACAACGTAGGTTGACTTGTCCGTGAGTGCTTCTAATTCTTGCTCCGTAGTGTTCAAGGATTGTTCTAATACTTGGTAAGTCATTCTCTGTCACCATACCCAGCCTCTCTCAATAATTTCACAGCATCCTCCAGTCTCAGTAGACAAACCCAATCGCCTACGCTCTTCTCACCTTGTCCATTAAGTCTTAAGACTACAACACCAAGGTCTTTGCTTTTACTTCTGTCCTTCAATTGCGCGATAGCAGCAGCGGGATTAAATCCTGTGCGGGCCTTGACTTCCCAGTCAATACCTACAGTACCAGTAACATCAGAACCACTACGCCCAGCACCAGTAGACTCCGCGTATGGGAAACCATTGACTGCTAAAAACTCAGCCAATACTTTCTGACTGCGGTACCCACGATGTTTCCTTGACTGACTCATTGTTCCACTCCGATGTTCGGCAATCTGCACATAGAATTATCTTAAAGTTAACACCTATCTTGACATAAGCATATTCATTGCACCCAGAACGCTGACATCTTCTTCGAGTGGCACCGTTAGGAAGCACTTTTATCTCTCTTCAGAATACGAATAGCCCAGTTCATACCAACACCAACGCCTTCTGTCCAGTCATCTGTAACAGGTCGTTTGGCTTCTTCAATCTTATTGATAAAAGTCAATAACTCTTCATTAACCTTTTGCATTACAAGTTGACGCATCTCTTGTGTAAGGTCGTCTTCTTCTTCTCTTAGCATCTCTTATCCATTCTCTGGCATATCTTCAACGTACATATACTCAGGGTTAAATGATAGCCAACAAGTCAGGTTTGCGTTGGCATCGGCACGCCCATATCTATTCTTTACAGGGGCCACAGCCATAGAAGTACCGACAACACCCAGAGTGCAGATAAGTGCAGGAAGTTGTGCCACCTTACCTTGGAGGGCAGAACGAGGTTGGCAAGGGTTACCAATAACAGCCTCAGAAGTATGATGTAAAACAATAATAGCAGCGTTAGTCGCACGAGCAAGATATTTCAACTCCTTCATTATGGCACGCATAGAGGCGAACTCTTCTCCTCCATCGGTTGCAATGTCCATCAAGTTATCTACATAAATTGCAGTAGGTGGGCAACCCCAAAGTTCCTCAAAGGCTTGCACTTCTTCATCAATATCCTGAAGGCTAGGTGAGGATTCAAATGACCAGACAATATGACTGCTCTTCTGTAACACAGCCTTGGTCCAACCAGTATCTTTATTCATTAAGTATTCAACATCAGTCTGATTCTTACCGCTAATCATTGATGCTAGACGCATAGCCATAGTGTGTGCGTTTGTATCTGCAGAAATATACAGACAAGGAACTCGTGTCTTAAGTGCTAAAGCCAGTGCTAGAGTGGACTTTCCGACCCCTGGAGTACCAGCGAGCATAGTAACTTCTGCTCTGCGAATAATAATTTTGTTGCTATCAAATGCTCTGAACACAGAGGGCAATGGTTCTCCGCCGATGTCTGCTCTGCCTACGCTTCTTACTAAAGTTCTCATTTGTTCTCCCGTCTTAAGTTGGTAGAGGAATAATCAACTTCCCCATCTGACTACCCCTCTACCAATTCTTATTTAGATGTCAAGGTTTAACCGTTGACTGGTGCGCATTGGTCCATTCCCTGCGGTTGAGGACAAACCCACATCGCGTAAGGCTTGCCGTTCTTTTTCGAGACTCCCGATAGGAACTTGCGTGCCCCGTGTGTACACGTCGGTCCCGTAGCGGATGGAACCTGACCCTGGAAGGGTGCGAAGGTACTCTCTGGCGCGGTGGCGGGAGTTGAAGTAGTGGTCACCAAAGGGGCTACCACTGCTGCACCATTGAGCATACGTGCTGTTGCTGCAATCTGTGTAGAGTAATCTGATACACCTTCAAGCAGTACTGATAGTTCATCTGCCGTGTTGGCACGAACGTTAATCATATCTCCATTGCTAGTCTTGTAAGAGACTTGCAACTTCCAGTCTTCTGTTGCCATTTATTATTCCTTTGTGAATTGGCAGTGCTGCTTTAATCCGCAGTAACTGCACGATTGTAGGTTCGGTAGAAATATACCAGCCTTGCGGGCCTTGTCAAAGCCGTCAACAAAGTATTCAAGCGTGTCCTGCGTATATCTACTTAGGTCAATCATCTCTCCTGTCCCCGATTCACGAGACATCCAGTAGTTTCCGAGATTGACTTCAACCCCTAGCATCATCTCAACTCCTATTTTATAGAAGCCTAGTTGTAGGTCAGAGGTTGGTCGTCTTGCTGATGTCTTCAAGTCAACGATAACTAACTTACCGTCTACCTCAAAGATTCTGTCAATAAACATCTTGACAGGAATTCCTGCAATTACTGGGTTTAACTCCAGTTCGATAGCACGTACACCCTGAGGGGTTGTCCAGATTTTCCAGTTAGGATTGTTTTTGCGCCAAAGTATGTAGTTATCTACCCACTTGGAACCATTGGCATACCACCAAGCACCGTCTTCTTTATTCGGATTATCTTTGGTGGCTCTTCCTGCTCTGCGAGCAGTCTCTAAGTTAAGTCCTTCGGTTTCTTTATTCCACGCCTTAAGCCATAAATCATTCATTGTCATAGTCGTACAATTCTGCTGCGTGGTGAAATGCTCTGCCACCTGCTGACCAAATGCTTGGCTCTTCAGGAACCTGTAGCAGTCGGCCTAGGTAGTACTGATACCCGCAGGTCAGATAGGTTGTAAATGCTGAGTAACTTACGTGAGCAGGTAACTCGTATGAGTCTAACTTAATCAAGGTTTTCTTCTACAAAGTCAGTTAAATCTTCTAAGTCTTTGCGAAGTTGTTCAATCAGGTCTGCTATTTCATCAATCTCTGTTAGCAAAATTGAAATCAGAGATTCAAGTGTCTGTGTTCTTTTTCTAAATGGGTTACGCATTTTGTCCTCCGTCTAGTAGGTTGTTAGATAGTACCCCTGTCAAGGACAGGAGGGTACTTAAAACAAGGGTACTATCTAAATCTATTATATTATATAAGGCGCTCCGCGCCTATATATATATTATAATATAATTAATTATACACAGACTCTACACCTAATGCAAAACGACACACCAATGAGAAAAAGACCCCCAAGCCATAGGATTACCTATGACCTGAGGGTCTCGTGTCTCTACGGCCCCGCTAGGGGCCTATATGAGGGTGTTTACTTCTTGGTTACGCCGAATTCTTTTGCTGATGGG